AGTACCTGATAAATCTACACCACCAGCAGCATCAATCAAACCAACTTCATCAATCAATCCTAATGAGTCAAACAAAGTATCTGCTTCTAATTTCAATGTATTATCGTCAGTAACTACCATATTTGATTTAGTTCCACTAAAAGATGGATTTTCTGTTCTAGTCAAAAATACTTGTGATTGAAATAAATCAGGCGTAACTGTATTTACTACTGTTGTTGCATTAGCAGATTTAACACCTGTAGAATCTACTGCTTTGATAAGATAAGTACCTACTAATAATGGCACTTCTGTTGAATTTGCTATACCTGATACAGCTTCGCCTACTTGTGTTGATTGCGCCCAAACTGCACCTGATGTTAATGAGTTATGTCTTATCTCATAAAAACCACCGATCTTTACATCTAAGTCTGTTGTAGGTGTCCAACTTAAAGTAGCGGTATTAGAATCTGCTCTTAAAAATAAATTACTTACGTCTGAAGGTACTGCGGTCAAGCCATAGATTCTTTGTGTAGTAGATGAAAATTCTGATGCTACTCCAACAGTATTTACTGCTCTAACTCTAAATTCATACAACGCTGGTTCAATATCAAAGAATTCAAAATTTGTTCCTTGTGATGTTCCAGCACCTTGAAAAGATGCTTCTGTAGATTTTTTAAATTCAACATCATAATGATCTATAGTTACTCCTAAATCTTCCCATTCTGTATTAACTGATGTGCCAAAAGTTAGTATCGCTTTTGCTTTTACACCTGAACCTTGTGTTGTAGTGAATAACTCCTCTGTTACAAAATTTATTGCTGGTGTATTTACTGCTGGTAAAGTAGAAAAGTTTTTTACTTCAAATATTTCTGTAGCAAAATCAGAATAAACTCCTAGTCTATTTTTTGCTCTTACAGCTACAAAATATTGACCTTCTTCTAATTTATCAATGGTAAAACTTTCAGTAACACTTCTGCCTTCAAAATCATAACTAGGTTTATTTGCAAAGCGAACTGAGTTTAATCTGTTAATACCTATTTCATAAGATTCAACAGAAGATTTATTTGGTTGTGTCCAATTGATAGTTACCCTGTTAAATAATGTAGGTGGTATTGCTATCAATTCCTCTGATGGTGTAGATATTGCTGGTTTATCTACAAATGAAAAATTAGGTAAACTGGTATTAGGTGAAGTATCTTCTGCTTGTATCAGGCCAAAATCATAAACATCATCATCATATTCTCTTGCGGTAATATCTACTTCATCATTATTTTTTATAGCAAGTTTCATAATCTTAAACTTTTTGCCCTGATTAGAATTAAGTGTATTCCATCCCAAAGATTCTAATGAAATAAAAACTACATCACCTATTTCTGCTCTAAGTCCAACAATGGTTGATGTAAATTTAAAGACCAATGATTGTCTTGATTGTTTCATATTAATTGTAGAAATCATCTGCGCCCTTTCCATCTGATCTGTAAATGGAAGTTCAATTGCTCTTTCAAGACTTAAACCATTATCTTCTGTTTTAAATGTAGAACTTTCTACAATAGCAAAATCACCTTGCATATCACGAGTTCTGTTAAAGAAGTTTGCTCTAATTTTATTTGCCTTATATTCCTTGCCACCTAAAGCTAATTCAAAAGCACCTACAATGTTATCTTCATCAAAAGTCTGTACTGCTGTTCCTGTATCATCAATAAGAAGTTTATATTTACCACCTGAAAATATTAAAGAACCTCTACAAGATGTAAGAAGTTTTTCAATATTATCTAAGGCTTTGTTATTGGTATTCAATATGCCATTACAGGTATATTTTTTTTGTGTTTTATCTCCTACTGTAACTTCAGTATCACAAATATTTCTTGCAGTAGTAAATGATGTTGAATCTATTTGTGAGGTTGGTATTGATCTTCCATAGATTGTATTTGTTAAATAATCTTCAATGCAATCTGCTGGATTATCGCTAAATACCTTGTATGTAGTTCCACCTGATGTTGTGCTTCTTGTTTTTTTACCAATAACATCAAAATTTACTTGCGGTATTCCTGTATTACCAAATACTTCAGGTTCAAATTTAAATCTCACAATTGCATAGGCAACGCCTTGCAATCTATCAGAAGAAGTCCAAGTTCCGTTTGTTTCGGAGATTAAATCTTGATCTGCTGTCTGTGTTGTCGTGCCATTATATATTTCATATTTAACTATACCTTCATACTTTGGTTTATGTATATTTTCAGTACCAAACGAAGTTATACCGCCAAACACACCAGCAGTTTCACCTTCACCTACAACTATTGATGTCAAAGAAGTATCATATAGGTCAGGTGTGGTATTTACTTCGTCATTGTTTAAATACACTTGACTTACGCCTTGTATTTCACCTTCTGCAATTGCATAAACCACATGAAGAAACTCATTATCTGCACCTGATACATGATAAAAAATTGGTGTACCACCTACTCTTCTTTTCCCATAAATAACAGGCAAAGGATTTGTTGATCCTTGTTGATTCGCTAAAGCTGAACGTGCTTGTGCTGACATATTATCAGGAAAGTCCATGCTAATAGCACCTAGTAATTGACTTCCAGCGTAAGCACCTACAACTACTGTAGCTACACCAATTGCTATTAGTGTACCTGTAGCAACTGTGGCAGTTATTCCAAGAGAAGCTACAACAGCAGTACCAATACTAGCGAATACAGGTGCTAATGCTGGTAAAGCAAAAACACTACCTGTAAAAAATAAAGCTGTTATAAAAAATATTATATTTCTAATTTTCATTGCTAAATCTATATGCAGAATCAAAATCGTTAAAATCAGATATTGGCAAAATTGCTGTACCTATTTGTTCATCTACAGATGCCATTTTACTACCAATACAAATATGACATGAATCCCAATTTTCATTATGTTTAACTAATATATCGCCAAATATAGCTTTACTAGGATGGTATTCTTTCATGCCTAATTCTAAGCATCTGCCTGATATTCTTTGAGCAAATTCTTTTTGAAATTTTATTGCGCCTTTTTTTGTAGAATATTTTTGATAAATTATTTTTAGTAAATCAGTACCTAATACCTTATCAAAGTATTCAACAATAAATGTATTGCAATCGTTAGTACCCCATGCAAAAGGCTCATTTAATTTTGATTCAATGTATTTATTTGCTTTTAATTTATCTATCATCGTATTTCTGTTGGTAGATTTATTCTGCTTCCTGATGATCCATAATTAACTGTTGATGTAGCTTTTACAGGTCTTTCTAAAACACTATCACCACCGCCACCAAATTCTGAAGTTGTAGCACTTTCAGAAAGAGTAATTGTAAAATAATCTGTATTAGAAGCATCAACTACAGTATGTGATTTATTCAATAAACTTCTATCCAAGCCACCCACATCATCTAAACCTTCTAAGGTAATTGTGTCGCTATTTGCCAAACCATGACTTCTGTAATGTACCTTTACAGTAGCAGATGAAGCTGTAGTTTCTATTGGATTGGTTCTGATAATTTTGCTATCCAAACGAACTGCATCACTACCACCTCTTGCGGTGCTTGTTGCTGTTGTTGAAACAACAACTGTAACTGTGTTTTCTGTTATAGCTGTAACAGTATGTGCCTTGTTTATATCGGAAGCTGGTACTCCACCAACTGCTGTTGCACCTGAAATTGTAATTGAATCGCTAACAGCAATATTATGTTCTGCAAAATCTATAACCAATGATGTTGATCCTGATGTGGTTTTTAAAGGATTGGCTAGAACAATATTTTTTTGTGTAACTGCAACTGTAAGTGTATCTGTAGTTCTTGCGGTTATTTTTTGATCTAACTCAAGGATTCTACTTGCTATGCCACCAACAGATGTTGTTTCTAAATTGAAAGAAACTGCTTCATCAACTTTGGCAAAGTTATCAGCATTTACTGTAATTGAATTAGAGCCTGATGTAGTTTGTATCAATACAGGCGCAACCAATTCGTCATCAACTGTTATTTCACTACCGCCAAACTTTCCTGATTTTACAGATGTTACTGTATTTGGAACTGCAATTGTAAAACCAAAGCCATCTGAATCTATTGAAGTAATTCCATGAGTTCCAGCACCTTCTGAAAAATTGATTGCAGAACTTAAAATAAATTCACCATCATCAAATGTTTTGG